GCCTGTGAAGCCAATCTAGCATCAATTTGTTGTTTTGTCCGTAGGGAAGTCATGATAACCACATTGCTTGTCCCTGCCTCTGCCTCTGCCTGTGAAGCCAAGTCATTAGCTAGGGTATGACCTTGATATTGCATATAAGTACCATCATATAATAATTCTACTATCTGTCCATTCTTAATATCACCATCAACAAGATCAACATCTCCTCTTTTTTTGATTGTTTTTGACCCTAACCCATTAATATTAACTGTACATGCCCCAGTAGGAGCAAAATTAGCTTTGAACTTATATTTTGCCCCAGTTGTCAAGGCTGTTATTGCAGAATCAAGAGTTAAAACATAAGCATTCGCTGAACCTGTAGCAGTCGCATAATCACCGCCCATTTGGAGAATATCTAAGCGTTGAGCATTATTATTGGCAGATGTTACGGTGTCTCCACCTACCTTAGTCGTTGATGTTATTAATGTTGGCATAATTATTAAGCATCTGCGAAGTCGAATTGACTTCTTACATTAAGTGATTGAGTTGCTGATTTGACTTGTGTTTCAGTCCATCTATTGACTATCTGCCCTGTATTAGCTCCTGCTCCACCATCAACAAACATAGCAAATTCCTCATGGGTATCGGTAGCATCGCCAGCCCCAATGTAAGTTTCAGCAATCATTGAAGTCGTTGTGAATATTCCAGTAGTCAAGGCTTTTCGATATGTCTCATTGCCAAGAGTGGCATCAGCAACAACCGCACCAGTATTATCATCTCCAAGAGCTGTATAATTAATAATATTGGTATAAGTCGTATCGCCTGATAATAATCTCGCAAATAATGTCCTGCCGATTGTTGTTGTGATGTTATGGCATATTTTTTGAGAAATAAGAAAATTCTGATCTAACAATTTAATGTAAGATTCAAATTCAAGATGTAATTTTTCATAAATTTTTCTGAAATAAATTGACAAATCAAATTTTTCTTTTCTAAATTCCTCTTCGGTAAAATCGCCTTTTATAAATTTTATAAATAAATTAAAAAAAGCTATTTGATTTTTTTTGAGTTGAACTTGTCGAGAATTTTCTAAATTTAAAATCCTATCTGAAATTGACAAAGCTTTAAAACTTCGTTGATCGTATAAGGATAATAGCTGTACTCCTTCTATAGCAATCACCGCATTATTTTTTGCTGTTTTTTGAAGCATAAAAAGAATTAAATTTTTTGCCTCAATTTCGGAATTAATTTAACACATTTTTTTTAAAAATCAAAATTAACCAAAATCACAAAGATCAAATCTTGTTGGAATATCTTGACCAGTCGAAGGCTCGAATTGCCACGTGCCACTCGTTACTGGATAGATATTGTTCGTGTCTGACGCGTCTATATCTTCTAATGATACTACCGGCTCGAATCCGCCAAGAGCTGTAGCATTCGTATCATTAACTGTTATATCCTCATCTGCATTAGCTTGTTTAATAATTAAGGCATCTGGATTAACTTCAATCTTATCTTGAATTGATAATAATTTTTGGAAAAATTCAAAAATACCGAATAAAGTTGTTCCGAATTTTATCGTATACACAAAATAATCTTTAAATTCTCCCATTCCGCTTCTGTGTCTCTTGGCTGATACTGATTGAATAACATATTCGGTATTGATCCCTCGCACGTTATCCTCAATCGATATTAGCTGTCCAGCCTTCAATCCCTGCTGATCAGTTTTAAAACTTCCAAAAATTAAAGGATTGGAATATACCTGCACTTTAGCTCTGCCGATTGTTAAGGCTGTGTATAGATCTTCAATATTATTGTCAACATAAGGATCAAGATCAAAAACGCCATCGCCGAAGCCAAGAGCTTTCATTCCTGTTACACTTGCGGAATCCTGATAAGGTACTTGTATTGGTACTTTTTCATAATATTCTAATTTTAGAAAAGTCCCAGATTGTAGCGTGGCTGTTGCTGTAGCTGATTTGACACTTTTTTCATTTGAGTTATAAAGATAATTAGTTGGCGATGCATCCTCGTCAATTCCTTCAATTCCAAGAACCAAAGCCGTATCGAATTTTGAAAAAGTATCACCTGTGGTTTGTCCTGTTACTGCTTCAACTGTGAAGTTGTGAGCATCAACTTTGGTAATTTGTCTTACTGCATTTGATCGTGTTCTATTCACGATATGATCGCCAGTAACTAATCCATGACTTGTTGCTGTAATATTCGTTGTTGTTGTCCCTCCTTCACAAGTATCGGTACTCGAATTATCGTCAAGAGTTGCTACCAATCCAGAGAATTTAGATTTTAAAATCCATTCTCTCAATACTCCATCGCCTTCAAAAACCTGCGAATAAGTACTCTCCGAAGTCATTAATCCGCCTTGTATTAATATACTATTACCAAGTTGACTGACATCAACTTCGATCTCAAGATCAGAATAATTACTGGATGTACTTGTCAATGCAATCGGAGCGATTTCAGTTTCGTTCGGCTGAAAATGTATATCTCGGTCATAATCTATCCACCAGATATATTCCCAACTCTTAGACAGTAACTGCATTAAGCTTGTTGGCTTCATCTGTGGACTTCTGAACTCTGTAATCACTGCTGTTGAATGCACATGCTTTTTTGTGAAACTATTATTTTGTAAAATTCTAATTCCTTGAGCTTTAACAGATGATGAAGCTGATTGATATACTGATATTGAGCAATAATCCATACTCGCCCAGTTAGGAGTGCCAACTGGCGAGGCAAGAATTCCCCCTGTTCTATCTTTCTGCAAATCTAAATAATAAGGATGCCAATCTCCATCGGTTTCAATATCATTAATTTTCAAATCTAAAGCTAAATAATTGCTTGAATCTGAACCGATTTTCACACGAACAACTGCATTATTAGCATCAACTGTATTATCGAGTTTTGCATAATCACTAAATTTTAGCCAAATTTCTAAAATTCCAGAAGTCGGATCGCCAGAACTAACCCCCACAAATTCAGAAACATCTTGAGCCGTTGGAGTTGCTGACCATGTGGCAGTACCACTAGAGAATGTCCATGATAATACTGTACTAGCATTGCCCTCCATATAATCAGAGCTATCTATAGTAGGATTGCCTCCGTCTCCTGATTCGATCCATTCCGCCTGGACAGCTGAATTGTCATCATAATCCATTGTGTCAATTGACACATCATAATTAATCAAATTGACAACTGCATTAATAATATATCGTGAATCTACATTAGTCCAAGAATCAGTTATTAATTTTTTATCAAAAATCTTGTTGTAATCTACGCATTCAATATCATATTCAAGATTTTCTCTTACATCAACATTGCTATCCTTGACCCTCGCTACTACACCACCAAATGCAATTCTGCCTATCTTATCGCCTGCTACTACTGCGGATTCAGGAATTGAAGTTAAAACAAGTTGTAATGTAGTTTCGTTATAACTGCTAACGGTTACAATTTCTTCATCAGCTTCATTAATTCTTAAATGCAATTCCTGTCCTGGATAGAACATATTTACATTTTTCTCAAAATATCCGTTCAAGGTAATTGTTGCACCAAGAATACTTGCTATTGTGTCGCCGATGAATATCCTTACATCTTGATATTCACTAGGTTTTGAATTTTGAAAAATCAAAAAATTACAACTATCAGCTCTTTGTTGCAATTCATTTTTGAATTGTAAACTTTGGGCTTCAACATCGTTAGATCTGTCCGTGGCATTGATATATGGGAATAGCATTATGCAGTAGCTTTAGCATGTAATTTGAATTTGTTAAATAACAAGTCTCCGTATTCTTCTGCGATCTCTCTGGAAGACACATTGCCATTAATTATAAGGTTAAAGGTGTTATTCCCTCCTAGTCCATTTCTAGCAAGATTTTTTTGTTGAGATGCATTTAAAATTAATTCTCCTGGAGTTAGCATAGCTGGCACTGTATCAGAGCCACGTGCTGACATGCCACCAGAAGCATAATATTTAGGTACAATTCCCCCTGTTGCGAATTGAATAGGCGGTAATGGTTGAATCTGCTTGCCTCCTACAGTGGCAGATAAGGAGTTAGCAATTTCAATCATTGAATTTATTTTGTCGATAATCCAATTAATCGAATCGGCAATTACGCTCTTAATATTCGCCCATACATCAGAAACTTTTTGTGAAATATTTTGCCAAACATTCGCCCAAATACTTTCAATTACCGCACCATTCGAAGTAAATTTTTCTTTTATATTTTCCCAAACTCCACCTAAAAATCCAATTATTACATCCCAAATATTTATAAAAAAATCAGAAATAACAGTCCAAATTGTAATCCATGTTTCTTTAATTTTTTGTAAAAATTCTGTTAAAAATTCTGCAAGTGCATTCCATATTTTCAGGCCTTCCATTACTAATGCGTTCCAGATTGCTATTGCAGTTGTCTTGATTGAGGTCCAGATTGCACCAACATTTATTCCAAAAGCTAAAAGAATTGCATTAATCAAGCCAATTCCAACCGTAAAAATATATGATATTGCATCCCATATTCCAGTGGCAATACTTGTTATTGTTGAAGAGATCGCCTCCCATGTTTCAGAAATTGAAATTGAAAGCAATAATAAATAGGTTTCTATATTTGTTTTTGTCGAAAACCATAAATTTGAAATAAAATTCAAAACAGTATTCCAGCGTTCTTTCCATTCATCAAGTGGGATGAGAATTTCCTGTAAAACCGTAATCAATAAATATATCCCTGCAATTATTGGAGCAAGAATTGTCAAAAAAGGAGCTAGAACAATAGCTAGAGTCTTCCAGTGTTCAACAACATAAGCTTGCACTTCACCCCAATTTCGCCAAACAAAAATTAAGCCTGTTACTACTCCAGCTATCGCCGCACCAATTGCGATAAATGGTGCAAGTTCAATCAGCAATGCCCCTACTGAAGCAATCAATAATACAATTGCCCCAACCAATACCCCACCAATTGCACCTGCAATTATGGGTATGACAGGTTCAAGTATTCTGAATGCTTCAGTTAATTTATTAATTATACCTTCAACACCACCAGCTCTTTCGACAAAATCTAAAAACGCCTGGACAACATTATTAATTATAGGCTGTAATCTAAATCCAAGTTCTTCCCAAAGATCACCAATAGTATTCTTCATTGCTTGAATACCACCCAGAGTTGTTGTTCTCATGGCTTCATTCATGCCACCAAAATTTTGTGCTAAAATTTCAGTTAATATAGAAGCTCTTTCGCTCTCATCACCAAATTTTAACATTTTTTCTTGTGTTTCCGAAAAAGTAACGCCTACTCTGGATAATGCACCAACTTGCCCCTGCATTACCTTCCCCACCATATTACCAAGATTAATCATGTCTTCTTCACTTACATTGACTCCCTTATTGGCAACTGCCATGTCAAGTAAAGCAGGTGTTAATTTCTGAATGGAGTCAGAAGTTAAAGCAAATGTCGCCAATTGTCCTTGTCCTATCATTATCGTGTCTCCTTCAACTACACCAAGATTTTGTAATGCCGAAGCATGCTGTTTTAATGCTTCTACTTGTTGCATTGTCGCATGGGAAGCTTGAATTGCTAACTGTGTTAATCTTGCCTCTGCTTTTTCTGATTCATTAGCAGAATCAAGAGCTTTTTTTGCGACTGCCGCTATGCCCACGCCAAATCCAACTATTGCCACACTAGCAATTTTTAATGAATCTGAAACGTTGGACATGTACGATTTTGTGTTGTTGGCAATCGTAGACATCTGTTTTGACAGCTCGTCTTTCAGTTTTAATAAAACGTTGATTTCTGCGGCTGTTGCCATATTTTATTTAAAATTATCTTTATGTTTTGCTTTTCTTTTTTCTTCTATAGCTTCAATATTCATACACTCAACAAGACATCTTATCCTGTGGCTATCTTCCTTGTCTAATTCGGAAGGTAAACAGTGGAAGACATCTCGGCATAATACTAATTCGCTATATTCTCTTGGGGCAGTTTTTGACTTTCCGCTTAAAAAATCAGAAAGTTCCCGCCCTAGTCTTTTGGGATTTCAGCTTTCAATAATTTCAAAGCTTTTTCATAAATTGTTTTACAATCAAGACTCGACAATTTTTTATCTAAATATTCTTGATCAAATTTTACTTCTTTCTCATTAATTATTAATTTATCAATTACTCCTAGAACTAGAATATCTTTTGCTTTTTCAATATTTGCAAATTTCAATTCTATTCCAGAACCTTTTGAGTTCATGGATTTTTGAATTATAGCTTCAATCTCTGAATCTGATTTGCCTTGTGTCTTAGCTTTTTTTACTTCTTCATTATCAAATTGCATAACTTGGCTCATATCGCCAGCTTGCATTATGTTATATTCTCGTTCAATTCCACGAGGAATAAAATCAAGTAAATGTGCCTCCCCATTAGATAATTTTATGACTGACATTTTTTTTAAAATTTAGAAAATAAATATTAATAACTTGCTGTTGCATTAATCAATAATGCTCTAGCTTCTCGACCATCAGTTTCAGAATAAAACCCTTTCCAATTTATTTCTTGATTAATTATTTCGCCTGATTTCATGTTAGTCTCAAAAGGTTCATAGTGAATTTTTGAAAAATCAAAACGTAAAGTGTATTTTTCCGCACTTGTTGAGATTAATCCACCTTCCGTTTTCCATCTCATAGCTTGATCAGAATCAAGTCTAGCATTTCGCACAAAGCCCTCATCTTGATAATAAGCCTTAATTGAACCAGTTGATCGGAATTGTTTTTGTAATATTGTTGTTGGGAATCTATCAACAATATCAGACCCCCCAGCTGACCATCTTTCCTCAAATTCATTGTTAAGAACAATTGAAAATTCTTCAATATAAGCTGTTGCCAATGTTGCCAATGTTGCTCCAATAGTTACTGTTGATCCACCTTGCCAAATGAATACATCACTTGTTGAATATGTGGCTGTTTGCGGAGCAAGCACAATTAAGTCCCCAACTTCAAGTTGAGTTTCAAGATTAGTAATTGGGATGGCTGTTTCTGTGCTTATTGTTCCAGTTGTGTGAGTCTTAACTCCTGTCGAAGCAAAATCCAAAAATACACCTGTGCTTGGTCTGAATACTTTAATTGTGTCGCCTCCTGCCGCTTTTAATCCGCTTGTTTGATCAACTGTGATTGATTTTGCCCCTGATCCTGCTGTTAATTGTGCCATAACTTTAGCATGTCGGAATTGTCCGCCACACATACATTTGACTCCGCATGTTATCTTGTTATCTGACATTCCCACCGCATCAAATCCAGTGAATCGTACATTATAAAATCTTATAGCATTATTGACATAATTGAATTGTAAAGTGTAAGTCTCATCAAGAGTAACAGGAAGATTTTGAGCGTGTCCGTAAACTGCCGCATCAAATCTTGTTATTGTTGCTGTTTTACTTGATGTTTCTCCTGTTAATGTTCCGCCTGTTAAGAAGTCGCCAGAAGCACCAGTTATCAATAAATAATCTCCACCATCGAAAGCCACAACACCAGTAATAGGCGTAACAGGAGTACTATCATGTACTGTTTCTCCAACCGTAAATGCTCCACTAGGAGCAGTAATAGGCAGATATGCACCAGAAGCGAACCCACCACAAACGCCATTCAAAAAATGACCAAATGTTGCTGGCTCTACATCTATATTGATTGTCCCAACTGGAGCAGGCAACGCTTTTTTAATTGATTTTTGAGCTTCTGAACGATTGCCGGCAATATAATTCCCATCAACTCCACCATAATCTGCCGCTAAGTCTTCATCATTGAGATAGAAAAAAACGTTAGGAATAACAGGAACTAGTGCAGTTTCTTTGATAAGTGAAGCCGAACATAGATTTGAAAAAACTTCATTTCCCATATTTTAAAAATTAATTTATAAAATTATTTAGATTTTTTAACATCTTTTTCATCTTCTTTTTTAAATTCTTCATCTTTGTTTTCTTGCTCTTTTGCTTTTTTTGTGTTTCCGTTAGTTTTAAATTTTGCCAATTTAGCAGAAACAAGCTGATCTGCTAATTGATCAGATAACCTTACTTCTATCCCTTGTGCTAATTGCGGACAATTTGGAATAGAAATATTGGATAGAGTAATGATTGTTTGCATTTTTGAAAAATTAAGGCGATAAAAAGTGCCTCAATTCTTCATTTTTATTTTAACATGTTTTAAGTTGTTTTCAATCCTTTTGCTGTCACGCCAATATCTACAAATAACACACTTAGATTTTCCGTCAAACCACTCTGGATTGAACTCACTGAACGAACTAGGGTACTGTATACATTTCCCCCTAGAGTCTGATTAGTTCTCAATCTGAATGCGTCAAGAAGATCATCAACAATACTAAGCATAAGATTATTTTGTGTTGAATAATTGGCTGTATTATCAATTATCACTCGAATAATAAAATTAGCCTCAAGCATATTCTGCCCTGTTGTAGCATAATCTTCATTGGCAGAATCATATATAATACAGACAAGCGGAGTAGCAGTAATCTGCGCAGGCATATAATCAAGCGTAGCACTGATTTCAGCTTGTGCAGTTTTGACTCCATCAACAATTGACTTTAATTGTGTTCTGACCGTTTGTAGACTCATATTTTAATTTTATTAAGATTTTGTGAGAATATTTCTATAATTTCTTTTTCTCTTTCTGCTAAGGCAGGGCGGAGATAGCCTTTATTATTATATGGCGGAATATTCCGAGGTGAATAACCAAACTCTTGAACTCTAGCGTAGATAACATCAGTACCAACAGAAGCTTCATAATCTCCAACTTCATTATCAATACTTCTTCTCAAGTTCCCAGTCTTATATGGCGATAGTTCTTTAGCTCTATTCTGCACTAGCAGAATACCAGCAAACAAGGAATCTTTCACCGCTTTTTTGACTTCGCCTGGATATTTTTTAATTAATTTTTGGAATTGTGAATCGTCAATTGTAATTGACATTGGATCATTCATGATCTTTATTGATTAGAATTTTTGAAAGTTTTTGGCTTCCCATATTGATCTGTTCAACCGCTTCAACATAATAATTCACGCTATCAATAACAACCTTATCTTTTCTTATAAGATTGGTTTGTGCTGTCAATAGATAGAATGCCTCTGCCGAATGATCTAATCCAAGCGTAGCTTTTGTTTTTCCATCAAGAGTAGCAAAAAACCCCATCATATTCGATAGTGTAGCTGAACCAGAATAAGCCCATTTTCCGCTTGTTTCAGTCCATCTATAAGTCGAATATGTAGCATTATAACGCATATATAGGCGTATATTGGGTTAATATTTTTTCAATAAAATTATTATCTTCCTGTGAGATTTGTAAATTCATACCCAACACGGATTGAGATTGTAAGCCCACAATGTCTCGCTGATTGAATAATTGAACGACCATAAGAGTCGCGCATAAAACTAAATCATCTGGCACATCAGTTGTCTTATATCCTGCTTTGTAGTTTAATCTTATTTGTCTTTTGCCGATTGGAGCTACAACATATTCCGTATATATTGTGTCGTCATCAAATTCGACTGTAGTTATAACCTCGTCTGTATATTCGTCCCAATCATTATTGGAGTCTCTTGCTTCGATCTTGGTTAATTCTGTAATTGGATGCTTATTTGTTTTAATCTCAAGTCCTCCAAGTCCTCGCACAATCTCATTCGTAACTGTTACAACTGCACTAGAATCTGTTGCCACTCCTGTTCTTTTAGTAATTACGTCATCTACTTGAGCAATTAATTGATCGAAAATAGAGTCGTATTGTGTAGACGTAGTACTGCCCCAAATGTGATATTTGACTTTTTCTTTTGTGGTAAATGCCATTTGACTTATTTAGAAATTGGTTTTTCGGTATATAATCTTAAAATTGTGAAAACAACACCCATTGAAGATATAATTAGTTCTTCTATATTCTGATCCCCTGTAACGAATAATCCAATACCTGTACAGATCGTAGCAATTCCGGTCCAGAATGTTTTGGATAAATATATTTTTTTAGTTTCCATTTTGTGAAAATTTAGTTTGTAAAAAATCTTTATTTTTAAATTTAGTTTTTGAAAAATCATAAGTTACAATTTCGCCTTGTATTATTTTTTCAATTGGATTGTCAAAAGAAATATTTGAAAATTCCTTTTTATTTTTTAATGCAATATTCCCCATATCTACATAATCCTGTAATTCATTCCAAGTAAGAACTTGAACTTGTTTTGTCTCGACTGGGGATACTCTATTATTATTGTCAATTGATATCGCAACAACAGAAGCCCCTATTGTTAGACCAATTGAAGTCCCAATTATTAATTTATTTTTTAGATTCTTCTCCATAAGGCACTAATTTTAAATTGTTTTTTTTGCCTGTTTCATCTGTTAATGGAATATTAACAAAACCATTCTGCTCAATCGAACTCACAACATCTTCAATACCTTTTTGATATCCAGTTTGAACCAAATTCAATCTATAATTTGTAATTAATTTTGGAACAAAAAACCCCAAAAAAAATGAAATTAAAATTGAAATAATAATAATTATTATTCCCCCTTTACCCTCAATTTTCATAAAAAAAAATTAAAAAATATTATTTACATTCTTTTACTTTTTTCCCACCAAAAAATTCTTGCATATCAATATATAATTCACATGCTTCTTCTGCATGTTCTCCTGCTTGATCCAAATTTCTTCTTACAGTATGTTCAATAGGAGTATCAATTTTTTCAAAAACAATCTCATCATAAATATACTGTGCATTCTCATATAATTTTTGTGCATTTTCAGAATTTTTTTCTGCACTAGTAATCAAATCTTTTGAAGAAGTTGAACTTGCAAAAACAAATGGGATTAATAACAAACAAATTAAAATTGTTAATAATGTTTTTTTCATAAAATAAAAGTTAAAAATTAATTATCTGATCGCGAAACTTCATACCATATATCATCACCCCCATCAAACATTAACATAATATTATCACCTTGACCTAGTATTATAGAAGCTCCACCAGCCAATGCCAATCCTGCCCCATCATCTAATTGTACTGTATTAGTTCCATGAGTTCCTTGAATTATTACAATTTGTCCATCAAGTCCTGATTGTACTTGTGGATCAGCTGTAATATTAATTGCTCCTCCATTCCCTGCAACTCGCTGAATTGGATTAGTCATGGTTATTCCACCAACTGCTGTAATTAGTGTGTCTCCTGATGGCGTAGCTAGAATTGAACTGTCAATCCAAAGTTCATCCGTTTGCAAATCAATATTTCCAAAATCAATTGTCCCTGTTCCTGTTCCTGTCGTTACGGAAATAAGATTTAAGCCTCCATCAAAATTCCAAATTAGATCTTCATTATAAGTTCCATTCGCACCTTGCATTTCAAGTGTTGTGCCATCAGTTAATAATGTGTCAAGTTGGATTGAGCCGACATTGGTAATGTTATTATCAGAAACATCAACCCCATTCGCTCCAAGATTCAAAGACCCAAAATCAACCGTTGTTACCCCTGTTGCCGAAGAAATCCCAACATTATTTGCGACACTTTCAAAATTCCAATCAAGAGCCTCATTATTCGATCCTCCTACTCCATGAATTTTAATTGATCCACCTGCAAAAGAAATATCTGTTGATCCTATAGGTGCGACCAATAATATTGTGCCAAAATCAATTGTATCAACACCGCTTGAAGTTGATACCCCTACAGTATTTGGCGTAGCTTCAAAATTCCAAGTTAGATTTTCATTATTTGTATCTCCTGTGTTCTGCATAAGAATAGTCGTGCCATCTGCTGTAATTGAATCCAAGCCTATATCTCCAACATTAGTGATATTATTTTCCGATAGATCAAGACCATTAACACCTAGATTAATTGAACCATAATCAATAGTTGTTGCACCTGTCGAAGAAGAAACGCCAATTTGATTTGAAGTTGTTTCGAAATCGAAGACTAAAGATTCATTATTAATTCCTGCTACGCCTGTAAATGTTAATATCCCACTAGGTATATTAATACTAGTTGTATTAATTTTGGCGTTAAGTGCTATAGCTGGATTGATGTCAATAGTCGTAACTCCAGTTGAGCTATTAATACCAATCATATTCGGTACACTTTCAAAATCAAGTGTCAAATTCTCATTGTTAGTCTGTCCTGCACCTCCAAGAGTTAAAGTATTCATTCCTGCGTTTGTTGTAAGGATAGATGCAGAAGTCGCACCACTGAAAGCCAAAACTCCAGTAGCTTCATCGATTGTTATATCTCCAGCGGTGAGATTGTCTGTTATATCCGCATCGTCAGTTGAGATTAAATTTTCAGCTGAAATTTCAGTAGTTGAATTTAAGTCTATTCCTGTATATGTTAAGTCAAGTACCCCTGTTGTACTTGTAACTCCAACAGTGTTTGCCACACTTTCAAAATTGAAAGTCAAGTTTTCATTATTTGTTCCAACTGCTCCAGAAATTGCTAAACTTCCACCTGGTACTGTTAAAGCTGAACTCCAAATTGCACCAGATAAATGTAAAGCAGGATCAAGATCAATAGTTGTAACTCCTGTATTGCTTGATATGCCAACAATATTTGCTACAGTTTCAAAATTAAATATAAGATTTTCATTATTTGTTTGATTAGCTCCGCCAAGAATTAAATTATTTTGACTTCCTGTTGTAAGAATAGAAGCCGAAGTTGCTCCAGAAAAAGCTAATACTCCTGTTGCTTCATCAATTATAACGTCTCCCACTGTTAAGTTATCGGTAATATCAACATCATCTGTAGACACAATATTTTCTGCTGAAACTTCTGTTGTAGTATTAATATCAATCCCAGTCAATGTTAAGTCAGTTGCTCCTGTTGTCGTGGAAACTCCAATTATATTTGCTAAAGCTTCAAAATTGAAAGTTAAACTTTCGTTATTAGTTCCGCCAACACCTCCTAATATCAAGCCTGCATCTGATAGAATACTGTCAGTTAATACATTAGAATCAAGAGATAACAAGCCAAGAGATAATTTGTTTACTCCTGTTGAACTTGATAAGGCTACTGTGTTTGCTGTTGTTTCAAGATCAAAATTTAAATCTTCATTATTTGTTCCTCCTATATTTTTTAAAATTATGTGTCCTGTTATATTATCCGCAGAGATTGAGTCAAGAGAGATATTGCCAACATTAGCAATATCATTGTCAGACACATCAAGAGAATTAATATCAAGCCCAATTAAACCATAATCTATAAGTGAAACTCCTGTTGAAGATGACACCCCTACATTATTTGCTACAGTTTCAAAATCCCAAGTCAAAGCTTCATTATTCGTGTCCCCAAGATTTCTCATTATTATTGTTGTGCCATCAGCTGTGATCGAATCTAAGCTTACATCTCCTATATTTGTAATATCATTATCGCTAACATCTAAAGCATTCACTCCAAGATTAATACTTCCAAAATCTACCAAACTAACTGCTGTATCAGAAGTTACGCCAACAGTATTAGCAGAAGTTTCAAAATCGAAGACAAGATTTTCATTATTAACTGCTCCTGTTGAGCCTACATCAAGAGTTGCACTCTCTGATCTTATTGTTTCGGTATAGAGCCAAGCATTTAACCAAATTGGATCAAAATTAAATCGTGTAACTCCTGTAGAAGAAGAAAAATTAATCTGATCAGTTGTAGATTCTAAATCTATTGACAAATTTTCATTATTAATTCCGCCAGCACCAAGCAGAGTCAATATCCCATCAACTGCGTTATTAATAGTTTCGGAATTTGCAAATAAAATATCATTTAAAAATTGTATGCCATGTCCCAGAGTTGTTTCAGCAATAACATTAACATCAAGAGTGCTACCATCTGCCACCACTAGAGCGTTTGAGCCAAAAACAAAATCTATTGCACCATTAATAGTCCAATCAATCTGATCATCACCAGAAGCTTGTGCATAAGTGTCTTGATCGTCATCAAATATTATTTTGTTGCCATCAAGATCAAGATTGCCAACAACTAATCCACCTATAGCCAAAGATGTTGCGTTTAGATTTGTAAAATGCCCCTCTTCCCACGGATCAGATACACTTCCGAAATCATAATTAGATTGAAGAGGGATAATATCATCTCCCACTTTTTTCATAAAAACAGGCGATGAAGCCGCAAAAACAATCGGAGCAAAAACTATTAATCCTAACAATCCGGATAGAATATATTTTTGTATTTTATTCATATTTTTTTATAAAAGTTTGTGGACTTGATAAGCTACAGATACGCCTTGACCTGCTCCGCCAGTATCTACATCAAGATAAATCTGATCTAAATATACATTCTCATAGTGTTCTGTCTGATATGGCACTAATTGAGGTGAGCCATTAGCAGTAGAGAATTGTAAATTTGAATCTCCAAGCATTATATCAACAGTATTGCTTGGCAAGGCTTGAATCGTAACGCTTTTTGCGAAAATTCTACTTGTAGTTAATGCTTCCGCAGTATCTGGAGTTGCAATTGTTTTTGTAAAAAATTCTAAAGTGGTTTTCATAATTTTTAAAATTAATTATTTTTGAATTTCTTCATCATCATCATCACTATCTTTATCTAATTCTTTTTCTTTCTTTTTTTGATGAATCTCAACAACAGGTTTTCCGATTTCTTCTTTCTTTTTATCTTCTTTTTGAGCTTTTTTAATATCTTTTTCTTTTTCTTCATCTAATTTTTCTTTTTCTTTATTTTCCTGTTCTTTCACTTTTTTAATTTTATTCAAATCTTTAACTTCAAGATTTTCTGCATCAAGAATTTGGAATTTTTTATATAAACCTTTTAACCCTCTGGCTCGATCATATTCAGCTTCAAATACATCATTTTTTACAAATAAAACTTTTTCATGTCCGCTTAATAAACGGACTCGAATTGAATCTTCACCATTCCATTGTAAGAAAACTTTAGGTTTTTTAGTTTGCATTTTTGAAAAATTAAATGTTAACTCCTGCTCTCCAGTGAGAGCAGGAAGTCAAAATTTAAATTAATGTTACATTAATACCTGCCGCACAAGTATTAGCCGCATCCACAACAACAAATCCCCATTCAAGTGTCAAAGTTAGAGTGTAGCCATATCCTGCAACTCTTGTTACTTCAATATTAACCCCTTGACCAAAGCCATGTCGTACTGCTTCCTTATGGAAGACTATGAATTGACCAAGTGTATTATTGGCTGGTGTTATCCCTGCCATCTTGCCATCTGCTTCTGTTTTTGGCACTAAATCGCTCACAAGTAGCTCTACTCCGTAAGGTTTAGGCGCTCCACCATCTATTGTTGCCCTTGATGTATTAGCTAACAATTTCAAAGCATCATCTACAAGTATTGAATTATAAGTTTGTGGCTCTGATACAATCAATAATTCATCTCTCATCTGTACATAACGAGGATCAAGTTTGTTAATTACGGACATAATATCATCAGAATCGAAGCCAGAAACATCTAATGTATTAGAGTTATTTATTGCTGATTCACGAATACCATGATCAAGTAAAATTCTATGATCACTTGCACCGCCAGTAGTTGAGAATGTAGTTGCAGGCGCTTGATCATCTGAATTGACGTTACCAGAAGCTCCAGTCTCTGCATCTCCATTAATAATCATAGATTCCATTGTTCTTGTAGCCGCTTTTGATAATTTGCCAATAATATAATCTCTTATTCTCTTATCGGTAGCATGATCAATCATCTCATCAGTAATATTCATCTGAAGAATCATTGATGTTGGTGTAAGTGTTACCTTAGCATCTGATACTTGTTGAGCTGATACAGCTGGAACAGCTGAATCAGTCCACGCAGTTTTTCCCTTCAAAAAATAATTAGTAATATCATAAGGAACTGGATAGCTTTTAGGCAATCCATCTCCTTCATATCCACCTGCTAATCTTGGCATGATATTGCCATTTTTTGACGATAAATCCTTAATGGAATTGACCACCCCATAAGCATCATACCAATTAGCATTTTGTGTTATATTAACGTTCTCATTTGATTTTTTTTCTAAATCCAAAACGTCTTTTTGCATTTGTGGATCTTGATGTTTAGCTGACCGAATAAGGTCTTCAATTGATTTTATTTGCATATTTTTAAAATTAAATTATTAATTAACGGATTGAATTAATGCCGCTTTGAAGCCCTTACAATTTTCTTTATTTTCAATTTCCTTTTTTGGAGCAATTGAATTTTCTTGATAAATTAAAGGCTGTTGTGCTGGCATTGATTCAAGTTTTGCTTCAAGTGTTGCCACTTTCAGCGATAATTCCGCAATAGTTTTTGCAGAAATTAAAGATTGTGGAATTTCAAAAGATTTTCCTTCAATCTCAATTTTTATATTTTTGTTTTCGTCTTCTGAATCTTCAACTTTTTCAGTTTTAGGCTCTTCGGAATCAATTTTTTCTTCTTCTTTTTTGCCTTCGTCAGACTCGGAATTGTCATCGGCATTTATTTCAACGCCTTCCTCCTTAACAGGTGTTTCACTGTTTGGAGTTTCGACTTTTTCCGCTTCTGCTCCGCCCTGTTCAGCAGGAATTTCAGCAGGTTTTGAATCGTCAGATGTAGGAGTGTCAACAACTTCTTCATCTTTTACTTCAGCAAGAAGATTTTTTGATTTCATAATGTTTTTAGTTAATTGATATTGGGAAAAATCAGCTTCCTCGTCTTTTGCTTTCTCAAAAAAACTTTTGACTGATTTTTGTAAAGTAAAAAGAGCGTCAGGGTTAGCTGGCGTAGAGACAATTGAAATCTCAATTAGATCAAGCGCTTTAATAATTCGTGTAACATCCTCCGCCCAAATATTATCTGTTTGAGGATTTAATTTTTCGCCATCTTTATTAATAAATTCTAATTTTGTTGGGATATAACCAATCGAAAATGTCCTCAATACGCCATCCTCAACATGCTGTCTTACTTCTCCTCTATCAGTGATCAATGCTTCGATATATAATCCATCCTCATCAGTTTTTAAAACCTCCGCTCTGCCTGCTGGTCTTGTAGAATCATGATATGCAAGAATAATTGGATTCTTTTTATAATTATTTCTTATTGAATTTTTAAAAGATGTTGGATCAACAATATCACCATATCTATCCTTAGTTTTGGTTGATGCGTAACCAGAAATTTTTAATCCTTCTTGTTTAGGTGCTTCTTTTTTTTCAAAAGTTGTTTGAAAATATTGAATATTAGACTGCTTCATATTGAGGACTATAAGTGATATATAACTACTTATAGCCTCCGTTGAAGATTGTTGATTGAGGCGACAACAGTCAACAGAGACTAGCAATAGTCATGCCTCAATTACAATTTGCTTTTATTATAATAAAAAAAAAATAAAAAGCAAATTTCAATTTCTAATTTCATAAAGAGTCGTACATCTACAACGTGGATTATCTGATCCTGGAGCTTCTTGATCTCCTGTTCCGCTAAATGTATCATCAAGCGGAATCCATCCATCATCTTCATTCTGTGTATGTGTTGGAGTCACCTTATCATCTCCAACAGTAGACCATTTTTTAACAACTTTTTTACCTTCATCTTGTGCGTCTTGTAATGGCACACGATTGCCATATTCATACGCTTTGCCTGTCTCATGAGTAGCAATCATCAATGAACGCTCTCTTGAGAGTCCATAATTTTCCGCAATCTTTTTAGCTGTTTCTTGATAACTCGCACCTCGCTCCACTGCATCTAACAATATTGGTTTGATGTGTTCTTTTGTAGTTTCATTTAATTTTGATAAAATTAGAACTCTGTCAGTCTTCAAGTATTGTTCTGCTAATGGATGCGAAAGATCAAAAGTGATTCCTAATCTTGCCAATCCTTCTTTCTTGATTCTATAATTCGCCCCAAAAAGCATAGTCAATCCTGCACTTTCCAGAATTACTTTTTTCAATTCTTCATCAGAAAGATCATCAAAAATTGAATCTATATCGTCATCTATGGCTTTTTGTCTATAATTTACTGATTTTTGTTCAAATAGTTTTTTGGATTTCCTGAGAATGAATTTTTTTTGTTCTTCAAATTCCGCCTGTATGCGTCTCGCCATGGCTTTCTCTTGTCTTTTGAGCTTTCGACCATTCGATCGTCGTAATGCTTTAACGATTGTGTGGAGTATTGCTTTGGCATAATTATAATTCATAATTATTCTAATAGATTTTCTAAAGATTTAACTTTCATTTCTTTTAATTGCTTGACTGCTTCAACAACTTGTGCGGAGTCTTGGGCAAGATCATCAATTAATCCGCCCTGGAACATTAGCTCATCTGCAAGTTCATTGTCATGCGGATCATAACCTTGTAATGCTCTGGCTTCATTTGCGGTTATAATTCCAGCTAACTTATCGGATCTAGCCATTTCCCTAATTTCTTTTTCATCTTCATAATTTGAAGGCAAAGCTTGGAATAATATTCTGTCAAGTCCTAAACGTGGGAATAAAATATTATTAACAATTTGCTCAAATTCAATCTCTTCTGGTCTGATTACAGATTCATAGAACTCACGCTTGATTACCTTCAAGTTAGAATATTGAATGCCCTCTGTATATCCCAATAATGAAGCGTCAACACCGAATGCCACGACTACTTTTTTTGTATAAAATTTTCGTGATTCAAGATATTGCATGTCTTTTTGTGTTGGCGTGATAGTTTTAATATCCTTGACAAAGGGGATAATTCCAGTCTTCCATTGATTTTTTGAGCCTTTGAATTTTGCCTCAACCTGTTCTTGTAATTGCTTCGCCTGTTCTGCTGATAAGTTTTGGTCGATAATCATCAAATGAGCTGGCACAGCTGAATTTTCGTAAAAATTATAATTACTCACTTGCGAAGAAAGCTCTGTCCGAGCATCCCACACAATCGATTCTATCGGCGAAACCCCCAAAAGTGGATTAGTTGTTGATAAATCAAGTACAGAGTGAATAATCTGTTCTGGCTGGAATATGATAGGATCATAGCCTTGAACTCTTTGTGTATATTGCTTGATCTTGCCATACTGATCGGCTGTTACATACATTGTTCTAGGATCTATGCTTCTCAAACCTAAAAAATCACCATTAAGAGATTTTTGGATTAGCAGGTAATGATTGCCTGCAATACATCTATTCCTTACCCAATTTCTTTTTAGCGATGAAAAAGGCAATGTAGCAGAATCAAGAATTGATCTTGCCGTGAATGCTTGTTGCGAATCTGGGTCTTTATCTTTATTGGTTTTATCAACAATTTTAAATCCTTCTTTGAGCGTGTTGTCCTCTCTACGTTTAATTGCCATCTTAATATCTACAACCGAATTATAGAGATGATAGAGTGTGTCAATGTCAATTCTCAACGCCGAAGAATTATTAAAAAGATCAGAAAGGGAATTCTGCCATGCACCATATTGATAGGCTTGGTAATTTGCTTTTAGCAAATAATTGTAGAATTTTTGGCGAATAATATTAGCGATTTTCATAGAAAAATTGGCGTAAAAATATTAAGTTGCCTCAATATAAAGTACGTTCGCATCATAAGTGCATCCGCAATATCTGGTGATCTGCCTATATTCTGCTTAATCTGATCTTTTGGAATTAATTGAATCTTAGAATCCTTGTCAATATCCTTCTGCTTAACCTGCTGTAATTCCTCAACAATCATCTCCTTAATTGTTTCATCTTGACAACACAATTTTATTTTAGCTTCTTTTGCTAATTTTGCAAATTCAAAATAACATTGTGTCTTGAGATTAGCATAATTTACTTTTAGCAATTCATTTTCTGGCTGAATTGGTGATGAATTATTAATAAATCCTTTACAACCATCAAACTGATCTACAACCCCACCACCTACACCATCTTCATCAACAACGACATGACTTCTTTGAATTTTGAATTTTCGACAAAGTCTCTCCAACTCTGCCACGACTTCGGTGGTTTTCGTTTTCGCAATTCTCTGTATTTTTTTACATTTCAATCCTTGCCAACGTGTGATCACTGTTGAGTCAGCTCCAAACCTAGCCACATCACAAGTAAGATATTGCAGTTCATCTTCTGCTGTGCTAACTGGATTGGTAAACAAATCAATAATATCATCGTATTCAAGAAGCTTAGCTGGATCATCATCATATTCCCAATTCCCATGTAATAACCTTTCTTTTGTGTTTTGATCTTTGATATTTTCAAGGTTTTTTATGTAATGCTTGGAAATAAACGGATTATCTTTTGCCAAAGCTTGAATAAATTTTTTGTCAGATGGCAATTCGTTTTTTTTCCACGGATCGTAAAATTCTTTATAAAGCCATTTTTTTGTAGGATTACAAGTCAAGAGAGTTTTAGGAATAAGTCCATATTCATCAAGCTTGAATCTTCGTCTTGAATTGAGAACATCAATTGCTTTTCGACTTATTTGAGAGGCTTCATCAACGAAAGCCCCTGTTATCTCAAGTGATCCAAGAGAGTCAAAGTCAGGATCAGAAGGATAATTAAACAATTCTTTAAACAAAATTTTTGAGTTATTTGTAAAAATAATAGTGCCGTCAATTGAATTATATTTAAAATCTTTTCCTGCTTTGATTTTCCATTTTTGACAAACTTCAAAAAAGGTGGCTAATGTGGTTTCTTTTAAGGTTTTCAAAACTTCACGAGCCATAACCCAACGAGTGCCTGCATATTGTCCGCACATGCTAATCAGCCAAGCACAACCTAAAAAAGATTTCGCTCCGCCTGCTCCACCACCGAACAGTAATTCTGTTGTCGTTAAGTCAGTGAGATATTGCCAAGCTTCACTTTGTTTTTGAGTTTGAATCCATTTTATTTCCTTCATTTTTAAAAATCTCAATTTTTAAATTAAAACCATTTTCGGTCAATTCGTCAAAATCACCCTTCAATCCAAATTCTTTTTTCTTTTTTCGTTCAAGATATTTTAGTGAAAATTCTTTATCATCTTTTATGCCCTTAACTACTTCCTGCCTTGCTTGTAGACACGGCAACTCGCTACAAAGCTGTTTTATGGTGGAAAACGAAGCGTGTACTTGACAAAAGTATTTATACTGGTCTAGCGTTATTCCTGCGTACACACAAGCCTCCATTACCGAGGAATCAATCTTAAAAGCTGAAATTAATCTTTCGGTCTTTCCACGACTTAACCACCACGCATTTGAACTATCAACAACCTCAAGATCAGGAAAATACTTATCAGTAATTATATAAGCAATTTTAGGCTTTTTAGCTTTTTCTTGAATGAATTTTTTAGTTGGTGTCATTTAATTTAAATTTTAAATAAATTAATGAATTAATGTTCTGATTAGGATAACACTCATCTAATATTTTCTGTAAATCCTGAGTTGTAGCTATTCCTTCATTATTTAATATTTCCTCATTAATTTCGTTTAATTCTTCAATTACCAAATCCATATCCCAATCACCCATCTCAGCAATTCTGTTGTCTGCTAATCTTAATATTTTAACTTCTTCATGTGTTAGACCTCAATTCTCACACAAGGGACTTCATCATTTTTTAGTTCTAACATTGCCATAATTCTTCCATGTCCTGCTATTACATTATTTTTTTCATCAATTAAAATTGGCGTAGTAAAGCCAAACTTTTCAATATTTTTTTTCAATAATTCAATCTGTTTTTCTGGATGTTTCTTAGCGTTTTTTTCGTAAGGCTTTAAATTTGATATTTTTATATTTTCAATTTTCATTTTTTGAAAGGTAAAATTTTAAATTCAATAAATTCCTCCCCTTTCTTAGTTTTCACTTTCTTAATTTTTGCTTCTTGGATTCTGTTGTCATTGAATCCATATTTTTTTTGTAAAATATCTTGAAAAGGTTTGATCATATTATCATAATCGCTTGCCATGTTGCTTATACCAAAAATTAGTTCAATCGTCAAATCACCTTCTGGAATATCAATATTCGGAAGAGAATAAAAAACTTCTTGCTCATAAATTTTATATTTTTGAGTTTTGAATCTTTGTCCTTGCCACACTTCATTGACTGATAATGGTTTAATTTGTATTTTTAGCATATATTTATTTTTAAGTTTATTAAGTTTTGTTCTAAATCGGATATTAACTGGTTATTACCATCACAAAATGCATTATCTATTTGATTGTAATGGTTCGCTGGAAGTAATTTGCTTTTAAGCAGTTCAAGTACCACTTCCAATTCTTCCTTTCTCCCTTCTTCCTCCGCTCTCTTCAAATCAATTAATTCCTCATAAGTTAGCTTAACAAGATCACATTTATTGATTTTCTCTTTATCTTCTAAGCCTCGTTTGTAGCCTTCTTGTTCTATTTTTTCTACTTCTTTTATTATATCGTTCACGCTTAATTCTAAATATTTTAATTTCCATAATTGTTCTTTTAATTCTTCCTTCCAGTTTTTCATTTTGTAAGGTTAGGGGTTATTCGCTAGGGATTAATCGAGTAGGGTTTGGCAATAAAATCATTTCATATTCATTTATTGTAGAAGGCGTAGGTAGATCATTATCGTCAAGTATGGCAACACTGACTGGATCAAGCATTATTTCACAAACGTGTTTAAAAGACAAATTTTTTGAGAAATAAATTGTGGCACAATATGGGCAAGAAAACCGATTCATATATAAATTAATAAGGTGGTAAAATTTTATTGAAATTTTCATTAAGCTTTTCAATCATTTTTTCTGTAAATTGATTATAATAATCTTCAAAATTTTCTGCAATACCATAGCCATAAGCTTTTCTTTTTTCGTAAATTAAACGAATAAGATACCTAATTTTCTGTGACTGTGTTTATTCTTTTTTCATTTTTTTAAAATTAGACATTTTTTAAGTTTAAGGTTATTGAATAATTTGAGTAATTGTTGTGTTTTCAATCAACAAAACCTCATAATGGCGACGGGATTACTGTAATTAATGCGTTTTGCATAAATTAAAAATTAGTTTTTAAAATTGATTTATTTTTAATTTTATTTAAAATATTTTGCTTTTCTTTCTCCGTTGGTTCACGACCAATACGATTGAAAAAATCCTTAAATCTCATATTGATAGTTTGTTTTGTTGTATCTGTTACCATCTCCCCTCCAATTCTTGTGTCTAAAGAAATTATGTATAATTTGTCGTATTGATCACGAAGCTTTGACGTAGATAAAATGTTTTTTCGCCAAAAAACGCTCCCTGCTACCCAATTAATGATTTCATCAATTTCTTCAAAAGTTCGCTTGTCAACTCTTGACATTAAATCAATATTTTTTGCCCATTTTTGAAAATCTGGTTTTTTATAATTTGGATTTAACAACTTGATGTTATTGAAAAGCTTTTCGCTTAAAATCATTTCATTTGATTTGCTTGAATAGATTTTTTGCTGAATAGATTTTTTAATTTTAGAATCTTTTTTTTCTAATAAATCTAAATTTTCGTTTTTTACAAAAAACGTATTATTTATATTCTTATAATTCTTATCATTCTTATCATTCTTGTTTGTGTTTTTCTGTTGTCTCGTCTGATGTTTTTCTGTTGTCTCGTCTGATGTTTCGTTTTGTTGAAATTCGTTATAATTAACTATCTCAATTTGGCTTAGAATCTTACTTCTATGCTGTTTAATCTGTTGTCTCGTTTCGAGCCAATCTCGAAACCTTCTCACCTTCATTCTCGACCATTTCCATCTTTTGGCTAAATGCTCTTCCGAAAAGCCAATGAACCCTCTTTTTACCTGAATTTCATTCCCACGTAAAAAAAACATTCTATCTTCATGATTAGCTAATAATAACAGATCAATCCAAGCTTGAGTTTTTGTGAATTTTTCAGAAAAATAAAGCTCAGAATCTTGCATCTGTCTATATAATTTTATCCAACCATTTTGTTTTTTTTCAGGCATTTTTTGAAAAAAGCGACAAATTAATAATAATCTAAATTCTCCCCAAAAGCAAGATAATAAGTGTCGCTTAATGCCTATAGCCAATGGGGAGAATTTAGATTATTAAACAAAACAAAATTAAAAATAACAAGCTAAAAGCCCTCCTACTATCATCGCAATCATGGGAGATAGTAGAGCTAAGACGACAGAATCATCTTCACTCCCATTCAACTTTTTATTCATTTCGGAAATTTCATAAAAATCCATAATTTAAAATTAAGAAATTAATTGAAATTAGCATTATAATTATTAATTGAAGTTGCTGTGATCTTCCATCGTGCCTGCGTAGCACAAGAGAAATTATTGGCTTCTAGTTTGTTGTTGTGAATTAGCTTGCGAATAGACCATACGCTAGGGCAATTCACAAGAAGTTTTGAATCCGCAAGCTGTTGCGGAGTATATAATTTTTGATTTTCCATATTTATAATTTTTTACAAATTAAGTTTAGCTAACTTTTGTCAAGTTTGCAAACCTAAATTAGGAAATATTTTATTAAATTCATTTGGAAGTTTAGTTTTTTCATGTTTTTTTAATTCTCGTCTTATCTTCTCTATTGGAGCTGTTTCGATAACATATAACTCATATCCGCATATCGTAACATTTAGTTTTTTAATTTTCATAAATTAATTAATTGGCGGTAAAATTTCCTCTAAAATTTCATAAGTTTTAAAGGTTAGTTGGAGAGAAGATTTTTATCATACAGCCACCTATCCATATTAAAGGTTAAGGATTAAATAATTAATTGATTAAACCTATCTTCCTCAATATTTCTATCAGTAATCTGTCCGCAGTGAAGACAAATATGTCCTCTCGTGCCTTCTCGTACCTTGTCAACTCTTTGCAGTAATTCTGTTTGATCGGTCCACAAGTGACGTTCTAATACTTGGTATTGGATGAATTTATATAGTTCTAATATTGTTTCAAGAATTAGTTTAGCTTGTTCAGACGGTAATTGATTTAAAATTTCAAAAGTTCCAGTTAAAGATTCACTTCGTTTTTCCAAATCTTCAAGCTCTGCTTCGCCCTGCATTTCCACCCTATCTTCACCGAAAACATACATAGTATCATGTGTGCGAATATAAGCTTCTTTATCCATAGTTTTTTAATTAAGAATTAGTAATATTAAAATATCTTTTCATTTGTTCATACTGTGTTAATAGTGTCTTGCCCTGTTCTGTGATAACAAACAGCCTGTTAGATCCAAAGATTAAGTGCTTATTTTTAAGGATTTCTATTAACTGATGAAATCTCTGATAAGACACTTTAAACTTTTTATAATTTAGGTAAATGTCGGGATAGTCTCTTACGTGTCTAAGTATTTTAAAATATTTAATTGAGCGTAGTTTGATTGGTATATACATTATGTAATTTTAAGTATTGGGTAATGTCTTCCAGCCAGCATGGTTGCAAATTGTATTTTTTCATAATCAAGGTTAGTCTCCTTAAAGCAGTTTGTAGCTTTAATGATATTACTTCTTAAATGAGTAGCAACGATTTGTTCGTTCTTTGACATGTTTCTTTATAAGTTAATTTAAGAGTTAAAAGGGTAAATCTGCTGGAATTACTTCGTTTGCTGGTTTGCCCTCTAGTGTGGCAATTCTTTTTTCGTGTTCATTACTTGCTTTAACAAGTTTTTTAACTGTTTCAGCCATAAAGTCTTCTGTTGTTGGCAAGGTGGCACTCCATGAAGTCTTTACTGCCCCAGTCTTGTCAGTATACTCTTTAAGTTTAACATCAACTGTTACCTCATCTCCAACCTTCCATTGAGCCACTTGATCATTGTAAGTAATATTAATCCATTCTGTCTTACCTTCTACTAAAAAGCCTATAGTCTGAAATGTTTTTGGTTTGTTTGTTTTTTTATCTGTATAGTTAATAGTCCTTGGTTCAGGAGCTATCCTTATAAGTTTATATTTTTGCATATATATAAAATTAAGAATTAATAGATATTAAGAGCCATAGCCAGAGCCAGAGCCAGAGCCAGAGCCAGAGCCAGAGCCAGAGCCATCGCCATAGCCAGAGCCATAGCCAGAGCCAGAGCCAGAGCCAGAGCCAGAGCCATCGCCATCGCCAGAGCCAGAGCCATCGCCAGAGCCAGAGCCAGAGCCATTGCCA